TATCACCTGCAGTGCCACTCTCTGTCTTGCCGAGCATACCAGAAGCAACACCAAGAATCATTGCGCCAACAGTATCAACTGCAGTTTCTCCTGCAGATGTATCCTTAGCGCCACCAAACATCTTCTTGCCAACATTACGATTCAATGGTATAACAGAATCACCTGGATTCAAATTAGTTTTGGTTGGATTATCTACTACACCTCCCTGTGCCATTGGAGAAACAGGAGATGGTGGCACTGCTGATGGAACTATACCACCTTCAGAAAAAAGAGACGGAGAACCCATGCTCAATAGTCCTTTTTCCAATCCCGTCATCGTTTTGTTACGCTTTTCTATTTCAGCGTCAGAAAGTCCTAAATCACCACTTAATGCTTGTCCATAGGACTTATCAAAGAAATCTTTTCCTACAAAATTTCTAAGCATATCCATTCCCAAGAACGCATAACCTCCCAATGGAATACCAGATCCACCAGATAAAAGAGCACCTATCATATCACCTTCGCTGAGTGCTTTACCAGCAAGTCCAACAGCTAAAGCTTGCTGCGCTCCTGGAAGTAATCTACCAAGTAATCCGCCAGCACCTTTTTTTGCTCCTGCTTCAGCAGCACCCTTCGCGGCATCATCTGCGAAAGGCAACATCTTTTTCCACCATGGCTGCTTTGCTGCTGGAGCAGGAACACCACCACTAGTAGTAACTCTAGGACCACTGCCAGGCATTCTAGGACCAGGAGGTTTGCCTCCACCTCCCTGAGTTACTGGGGATTTTTTAAATGGATTTAATTTTTGTAACCACTTATCAGGGATGAAGTTACTTGCTAAATCGCCAAGTCCAAGTAAATTTAACATCCAATCAAAAGGTCCACCACCCCCGTCATCACCACCTTCTCCATCAGACTTATCCTTTTCAGTTGTATCAAAAGGAGACCTACTACTTGATGTATCCTGTGTTTTTTCTAATTGCTTTTCTGCTCTAGCATATTTTGCTTCTTCTAATGCCTTTCTTCTTAAGTCAGTTTGAGCATCTAATGTTTCTTTGATTGCAGTAAGAGTGCCAGAAGAGCTAGTTGTTGCCGCTAAATTCTGTCCAATGCCATCATTGATTCCACCAAGTTTGGATACCATTACACCAGTATCTTTTAAGATAGCAGTGAATCCACCCGCAATAAATTCTTTTAGTTTAGCAGAACCTTCGACACCATCTGCTTGTGTCGGTGGCGTTACTGGTTTATCTTTTGGTTTATTCCAACTAAATTGCTTCGCCCAATTAGACTTTGCTTTCTTGGACTTGATTGGGTTGAATTGATTTGCTAAAGAAGACTTAAAAAGAGACCCTTTCTTTGGAGTTTCACCTGCTTCCTGCGCCTTCTCTCTTTCTTCCTTAGCATTCTCGGCAGCATCACGAATCTTTGTGCCAATAGATTTAGCTATTCCAATGAGACTTGGACCTTCGCCAGCTTCTGTTGGTGTGGTAGTAAATGCTGCCATTAGTTAAAATCTCCCTGTGATATTTAGGTTATAGATGTGTAATGAGATAGTCTTGCTTTTTCTCTAGCAGCAACCAAAGGATTTGCAGGAACGTTAATGTATTGAGTATCACCCTTAATATAAACTGGCACCTGCTGTATCACAGGAGTAATTGTTTGCACCATAGCAACCGAAGTGCCACTAACAGTATCCTTAGGGATTGGCAGTGGCATCACATTTCCCTGCGGCAATGATGCCTCTCTTACTGGTTTGAATGATGAATCTGGACCATAAGGAGCATAATATTTTCCACCAATTGCCTCTATGGCATCTCTGGGTCCAGTTTGATATCTAAGATTAGATGGTCCTTTTTTGGGGGCACCAAATATTATACGATCCATCAAATCAACAAAACCAGCAACTTGTATTCCGCCTTGTCTTGCTATCTCTTCATATCTATTAAATGCTTTTGCTGGATCTTTATAAACATCAAATGCTTTATTTTGTATAGGAGCAATTAACATTTTATTGCCCACTTGTGCCAGCAATTCAGTGCCATGACCTATTACAGATTGTCCTGCAGTATATTTTGGAGGAACAATATATCCTGTTGGGGGTCCAGATATCTCAAACAATCCACGAATCTGACTAGAAAAATCAGAAGAGATAGTTTGTGCAGTTCCACGAGCAGCAGAAATACCAAATTCTTTTTTCTTCAGTCGTATTCTTTCTCCTAATTCTTTAATTGTTATCTTACCATCTGCAGGATCTTTATCAAGACCCGCATTTTCAGCATACCATCCCTTAACTTCAGACGCAGAAAAATTTCCGTAACCACTAACGATTCCTGTGCCAGATTGTGTAGCAACAACCGAATCATCTGGAGCTCCAACAAATGCTGGTAAGAAAACTGCCGTATATAATTGCCCAGCAGAAGCACCTTTGGGGAGTTTTGCATTCTCCAAATACTTTTGCACAAATGGCATCTGCTCTGCCCTAGACATTTTTCTCAGAGCATCTCTTGTAGTGCCAGCAGCTCTTGCTTGACTGTCCCCCATTTGAATTAATCCAGTGCGCGATCCATTGTCCGACGCAGGATTCAATCCAGATTCAGATGCCATTAATCCCATCAAATCTCCAGCATTGATATTAAAATACTGAGCAACTTTGTTAACTGCTTCTCCAAATGCTGGATCTTGTTTCCAATCAATAGGAACATATCCTCCTGGTGGCGGATCAGCTGCAGTATTTTGATTTCCGTCACCCAAATTAATTCCCAACCATCTGAAAAAATTAGCAAAGAATTTGGTTAATTCTTTAGCACCCTGCTCTTCTGTCATGGCAGCCGAATTAATTTCAGCAGCAAATGCTCCTTGATTTAAACCAAATAATGTTGCCAATCCTCCCAGTAAAGGAGAAAACATCTTAGCAATGACTCCACTAAAAGGACCAGCAGCACTTACTAAACTAGCGAGAGCGCCAGATATTTGAGCACCAATTACTTTAAACGGCATCTCCATTACGTTAGCAAATGGTTGCACTTTCTTCATCAAATCTCCAGCAGCGCCCAGACCAGTAGCAAGAATGTTACTACCAGTGCCCTGTATGACACCACCTTCAGCGAGTTTTTTTGGAGCAGCGCCCCTGATAAGCATCTCAGGACCAGCTTCTCCTATCAATGCTGGGACTGTGGCTCCGACAGATGCAGCACCTTCAGAAAACTTCATTCTCCTACCAAAAGAAGACATTTTAAACCTGTTTCTCTTTGGCACATCACCTGTTATTTTAGGACCACTTCTTCTGGTAGTAGACCTCTGACCACCTCCCTTTATTTTCTTTGCAATATCTCTAGTATCATCTGCTGCCATCAACAAATCAAACCAATCTAATCCACCTTCAGACTTGCCAAGTAAACCACTAAAATCAATAGATGGGATATTCACATCACCAGGAGCAGCCTGTTGTGCCATTGCTTCATCAGACCCAGAATCAATTTCAACACCAACCATCTTAGATATAGATGTTAATATACCTTCTAATAAATCTGAATTTCTTTCACTGGCATTAACAAGTTGCTCTAATGTCTGTGTCTGTTTTGTTATTTGACTGTTAATTACTCCTAAAGCAGCAGATACTTTTTTAAATCCAGTTGCTAAATCACGTATCTCGTTTGCTTTCTTTTTCTTCTTGGGGTCTGAATCTCCATAGTCAAATTGGTCTCCAAATCCTGCTTTAGATTTGGATTGTTTAGATGGCATACTCTCAATGAATGCCCCAAATGTTTTATCAAATGCTTGTCCACCAAACTGATAACCTATAGACTTCTTGATAAAATATCCAGGCTCTAATACTTCTTGAGGTATATCAGCGCCATTAGACTGTGCTTCTAATGCTCTTTCTTTCTGCTCTTTGGCATCTTGGAATGCCTTGTTCACTTTTTTACCTAACCAGGATCCAAGTGATAATAAAGATGGACCTTCACCTTCTGCGCTGCTTCCTCCACCCCCTGCTGACCCTCCAGAGAATAATGTTTTACCTATATAAGATCCAGTCTTCTTAAGACCGCCACCAAGCATTCTACCGAGACGCTTTCTTCTACTTGGTGGCGTAGGTGGTTCATTACCGCCAGCTGAGGGTGCTTTTGGTTTCTTTTTTTTCTTAACTGTATTCTTAGGTCTCTTAAGTTTTCTTCTGGAAGGTTTTTTCTTTTTTTTCTCAGTCTTAGGAACAGTTTCACTTCCCTCCCAAGGATCAGCAGGTCTTTGATACTCACTACGAGGAGGATTCATATCCTCCTTAATTGCTTCTAATACTTCTACCTTATCTTCTATGACAGCAGCAACTTCTGATTTAGTTTCTGCTTCCTTAATTTCTTCTTGTGCTTCAGGAAATACTCTGTTTAATACCTGCTCTGTCTTAGCATCAATCTTTTCATTTACTTCCTCACGAAATGGTTTCTCAAGAAACTCTTCTACCAACCACTTCTGATATGCTTCATTGTTGTATGCACCACCATACTTATCATTTTGATTAACTTGTGGATACTGACCATACTTTTTGATGTTTGCAATCAATCTATCAGCATCAGCATCACCAAGTTTTACATACGATGTAAAGTTTTCACTCAATCCTGGCACTGGTCTGCCAGTCAGCTTACCTTTCAGACGCAACCAAGTAACCTCACCAACCCTATCAGCAGGCCAATAAGGTTGTTGGGGATCTAGTATTCCTTCTGGTGGTTGTGCTGGGTTCATTGTTGTTGACTATTCTTTTGCTCTTCTAGATAATTACTAAGCATAGCAACATAAACTTCTCTCTCCCAAGGTATCATATTATCTAATTCAGTTAATGAAAACTTATGGTGATACATTAAATTGAAATTAGTTTGATAAAAGTTAGCGAGATTTTCATGGAAGAGACTTATGCGAAAAAATTTGTGAGCCCCTCAAGAGTATACTCAGATTCAACACCTGTCTTAGGATTCTTCAACTTAAATGTATGAGATACCTTAGGCATGGTGGCAAAGAAGTTTTGAATTGCTTCAAACTGTTTGCTTGTTAGACCCTCAAGGTAATCAGAGATATCCTTCTTAGAAAGACTCGACCCTTCCCATACCTCATCACCGTCAAAAATTTGCTCAACGCAATCAACAATGACATCAAATATTTCTTGAGTTGACTGCTCTTTCTGTAAGATTTGAGATGTAATAAACTGCTCCATGCCAGGATACTTCATAATCAAACCAGCATTATCAGTTAGCATCACTTTTTTATCATGACCTTCTGGTTTGATAACATCTACTTCCTCAAGATTTAACTTGTATGGAATAGATGTCTCTCCATCATCCTTAGCAGTGAAAATCATCTCAACGATTTCGCCTACAGACTTAGACCTAATTCTCAAGAAGACATATTCTAAATCAAACATAGGCAACTCATCGACCTTGATGCCTCTGGTAGTAATGCAAGACTTCAGTGTTTCAATAATAGCATTACGAATCTCTTTATCATCTTGACTCTCCGTTGCCATCAGAAGAATCTTTTCTTCTTTAACTAGGAATGGTCTGTATTTAATTGTCTTGCCAGATGAGGGAAGTTGCAACTCATATGTTGGCACTGGGGGCTTTGGTAAAGACATAATTTAACTCCTTTATAATATTATATAGTTAAAAATTTTTTATTAGTTTCCTCCTACTGATCCAGCACCACTGAGTCCAGTAAATGCCCAATTCCTATAATAAAAACTGGCAGTAACTTTTAAAAGTTGAGAAGATCCATATGATACTGGAGTGCTTTGAATAGCATAAGGCCATACCTCATTGAAAGTATATTTACCTGCTTGTCTTCCTAAAGTATCACTACCATTTCTTTCCGCTTTAAGAATAGTCATTGTGCGACACATATAATCAACTGGGTAATTCAATCTAGTAGTAGTATATCTTCCTGGATTTCCATCACTTTCCGAAAAAATTGCTCTCATCCACCCATTTAAAAATTTTAATGGAAGTAAGTTTGCATCACATGTCCACCCGAGAGTGAGATCTTGATACGATTTTGTATGTGCATAATTTACTTGTCCTTCGCCCAGATATTTTCCTGTAGTTTGTCCTGTGTTGGCCATCATTCCAGGTAATGACGCTTCCTCACATAACCATGTAAGTAGACTTTCAGCGCCACCAATACTACTGCTTCTAGTGAATCCTGCTTTTCGTATCTCTTCTTCGGCAGCAGCCCCAAGTTGTCCAAACTTTACTTCATAAGTATTTGAGTAAGCAACTCCACCAGATTTTGCAACCGCAGATAAAAATTGTTTGATAGACGCCATCTAAATATTAGGAGGGACATTATATATTATTTATGGCGTACTCTGGGAAATACAGACCAGTAAATCCACAGAAATACAAAGGGAATCCGATGAACATCATCTATCGTTCTCTTTGGGAAAGAAAGTTTATGATATTCTGTGATAACAATCCTAACATATTACAATGGGGTAGTGAAGAATGTGTGATACCTTATCGCTCACCACTAGATGGTAGAGTGCATCGTTACTACGTTGACTTCTACATTAAGTTGCAGACGAAGAGTGGTGAGATTAAAAAGTATCTAATTGAAATCAAACCCAAGAAACAAACTGTCCCACCAGACCCACAGAAAAAACAAACAAAAGTTTATAAAGATAAGGTGCTAACCTATTGTAAGAATAGAGCGAAGTGGGAGGCAGCAAAAGAATGGTGCGAAGATAGACGTATGGAATTTCTTATACTCACGGAAGATCATTTAGGAATCTAAGATGGCAAAAGGATTCGGAAAAGATACTAAGTCTTCTGGAAAAAATTACGAAACTATCTTTGAGCGTGTGCAGAAGCTCACTGGAGGTGAAGATAAAACTTGGTCTTGGTATAGACAAAACGTTAAGAAGATAGCTCTTGAATATAAAAAACATCCTGAAAAAACTGTCAAGGAAGAGAGAAGAGACAGAGTGCAAGATGAGGAGCAACAAGATAAAAATGAGCTAAGAAGATTTGCTAGACAGGGAAGACTATTTTTGTTTGAATACAAAGCTGTATCTAAGTATCTTCCATACTACGACGAGTTTCCTCTAGCATATGTATTGAGAGCAAGTAAAGACCACTTCATTGCTGCTAACCTACACTATGTCCATCCAAATAAAAGATTGAAGATAGTTGCGGACTTGATGGAAGGAAAGATTAACTTTCCTTCCTGTATCATTCATAAATATATAACGGACCATATAAATGGATTTCTTCTTGACCTAGCTTCAGTGGAATGGGAGACCTCTATAGCATTACCTGTTGAAAGTTTCGTTAAAAACAAAGGTGGCGTGTTAGTGCCATATAAATCTGTTGATGTATGGAAAGAGACTAACGAAAAATTCTATACAAAATTCAAAGCAAAGAGAATCATTAAAGGATACGGCAAACCAACAGATATCGAGGACGTAGAATGAGGACTAAAACACAAGTTAGTAATGTTGGTGGAGGTGGAGGTTGGCCATCCTCTGCTCAAATAAGATACCCAAATCAGGTATTGAATAGCGACTCTGACTACGTTAAAATAGAATTTTATGAATACCGTCCGCCATTCAGCTCACAAGGATTTGAACGAGGTGGTATATCAGCGTATAACCGAAGTGTTGGCGACGGAATAGGAATAGGACAAAAAAAGGGCGGTACACTATACTTATACATGCCACAAGATGTGAGTGTGCAATATGGAGCACAGTGGGATGATATGAATATTAGTAATATCGCAAGAGGAGCGTTAGGATCTGCAGGAAAAGCATTCGATAGTAAACCAGCAGAAGCACTGGGTGAGTTTTTTAACACTGTCGGTGACTCTATAAAAAATGCTACTAGTAAAGGCACAATAGTAGCAAAAGCATTATCAGAAGCTTTGCGAGCAACAAACTTTGGCAATGTATCAGTGAATGATATTTACGCTGGTATAACTGGACAAATATTAAATCCAAATACAGAAGTATTATACAAAGGTCCAAAGATGAGAGGATTTAGTTTAGAATTTAAAATGGTTCCAGAAGATAATACAGAAGCAAAAGCAATAAAGGATATTATAACATCATTTAAATATGCAACACTTCCAACATTTGGAAATGTCGGTACCGATAGCGTAGCATCATTTGTTAAAGTGCCAGCAATAGTAGATGTTACATTTATGACTGGAAATAGTCCAAACCCAAATGTAACTCAATTTAAACCATGTGCCATAACAGATTTAGACATTTCTTATACTCCAGATGGAGCTTGGTCAACATATACAGATGGGTCTCCAGTAGCAACTACTCTAAAAGTAACATTACAGGAATTAAAGATGCTTTACGCAGACGAAATCAAGGACGGATACTGATATGTATTTTTCATTTGTACCAGATATTAAATACGACGAGAAACCAATCAGGTTTCCATTCTCACAATCAGAGTATATCACTGCGAAGAATTTCTTTCGTCGTTTCAAAATAGATGAAGATTACTTTCAGTATTCAGTATACTTTAATAAGTATGCTGTCACTGATGTAGATAGACTAGACACTATCTCTGAAGAATTTTACGGTAATCCTTTCTACGATTGGGTGATTGCTCTCACCAATAATATTATCAACACTCAGTTTGATTGGCCAGTAAGAGAGTGGCAGATTAGAGACATGGTAGAGAATCCTGATGCTACTCACCACTATGAAACACTAGAGGTAGTGAATGCTGAGGGTAACACTGTGCTACAAGCAGGACTTACAGTAGATGAAAGGTTTGTAAACAGCGTATTCAAATACGTTGACAAGACTACACCCACTGTCATCTATACTACAAGAGCTGGCACTAATGTTACTCGCAGGATTACCAATCTAGACCAAGCAATCAAAGAGAATGATGCTAAGAGAGAAATCTATATTCTGAAACCAATCTATTTACAGAGTTTCGTAACAGAATTTAGAAAGCAAAATCTTTATTCAGAATCTACTAATTACATTAGTAGCACACTAAAACAAACAGGTTAAACTTTTTAGACAAAAAAATTGGGCGGAAATTTTTTCCGCCCTTTTGATTTTTAACTATGGATTTTGGATTCAGTCTTCCTCAGCGAGGCGAGCGAAGTAACTGAGTGCATCATCTTCATCTTCATCAGCACCCACAGTTGCAGCAACCTTAGGAAGGGAAGGCTCACGACGGGGAGCAACAAAGTCTTCCTCATCTGCAATCTCTTCATCCAGAGTAGGACGGGCAACTTGTGCGCGAGCAACAGAAGGAGTCTGAGTGATACCGAGCACCAGATTTAGACGCTCTTCAAGCTCTTCATAGGTCTTGAAGTTAGAAGGTGCAACAAACTCCTGAAGAGAGTTTGCTTGACGCCAAATTTTCTCCAGCGTATCATCGTCTGCTGCGAGTGCAGCGGGAGCAGCAAACTCAGATTTGTCGTAATTCCAGTAACCAGCAACATTAGTAATCTTCAGTTTGAAGTTAGCACCTTCCCACATATCAAAAGGATTGATGGGAGTTTCATCTTCAAACTCAGGTTGCATGGAAGCCATAATCTTGTCAAAGATTTTCTTGCCATACTTATAGAGAAACACCTTACCCTCATTCTCAGGGTTTGCCTTGTCACTCACAACATAGATGTTGGAGTAGTAGGACAGTTTGCGCTTCTGCTTACGAGCAGTTTCTTTATCAGAATCACGACCACTATTCCACAGTTTACGATTCACTTCGCCAACAGGATCTTTGCCACCGTTAGTGGTCAGAGAGTTTTCAATATACCAACCACCTGGACCTTGGAAGGCATGACTGTAGAGCTTAACGAATGGCAGGTCTTCGCCATCGGGAGCAGGCAGGAAACGAATAACAGCAAAACCATTGCCAGCGGTGTCAACACTGGGCTTCCAGAAACGCTCATCAGCACTGGAAGTAGAGTTTGCTTTCTCCAACTCTTTAGTAAGAGTTGCGAAATTGTTTTGCGACTTACGCTTAAGGTCAGCAAAAGACATAGGATTACCTCGGATTAATTTGGATTTGGTCTGTGTGACGCCTGCCACGGATTCATCATAACACGGCAGAGGGGCGGCGTCAACCCTCTGCCTCTATCTCCTTCTCAAATTCGTCGAGCTTGGACAGCATGGACTTCATCAGAGTGAGCACGTCGGCGGTCTCCCACCACCCGTAGAGCATCTTAGCACCCTGCTCAATCTGCTCACACATCTCTACCGCTCTAGGGTCATCTGAGAGCTTTAGACGGGTGTAAAAGATTTGCTGCTTCTCGATGAGAGACCTAACAGTGCGAATATATTCAAGTTGATCTTCGTTGCTACCCTGCATAGGACTAGCAAGAGTCATCTCCATTGCTTTCATCTGTAGAAACTCCATTTCACGAGCTTCATTCTGTACTATTTCGGAGTCGAAGAAGTCATTCATACCAACATTAGTTTTGCGCGAGATGTTTTCTTGATGAAGTTTAATTTTTGTGCATCAAACTTCAACTTTTCTTTGAGTGGTTTTGTAATCAGTTTCGATACTGTTTCAACTTCAATGTTATTGATATCACAGTAATGTAAGATAGCATCAATATAATTCATATCATTATGTGATGCAATCTTCTCAACTTCCTGTGAGAATTTTGCACTTGTCATAAATTTATCCTCTAATAGGCTTTCTTTATCCATAGGTTTTTTTATACAGGTCTATGTAACCGATTAATTTTTGAAGGTATTCCTTCTTTGGTGTTTCTACAAACACCTGAGTGTCTCCGCTTTCACAAGCGATGATGGTAACAATTTTATTAACTTTTAGTTTGTATTGCTCATACAGCATACAACCGTAGGCTGTTTCCTGAATGAGATAGTCTTCAATCCATTCAATCTTTTTCTCTTCCGCAGAAGTTTTGAAGTCGATGATGGATAATTCCCCGTCAAATTCCGCAATGCAATCAACCCTACCAGCAATCTCAAGGTGGTCTGAATATAGTGCCGCCTCTTGAGCGTAGATGTTATTGATTCTGTTTAGTGTTGGTTTTGCATTCTTAAACATCATCAAGGGCAAATGTTTGTCCTTGAATTTAGTTTCATCGTATCTATTATTTAGGTAGTCTTCACACATAAGGTGAAACGCCGTGCCGCGTGTGGCAGCACGGTTAGAAATTCGATTTGCTTTTTCTTCACCTACTCTTTGTCTCCACTTCATTATACCAGCTTTCTTCTCTGGATTGCAAGAGAGCACTGTAGTAATAGAAGGATACTTATTGCCAGATGGCACAGCATACAATCTACGATTGTCTACCATCTCCGCCATTAATTCAATTGGAGTCAAAGGCACATGATTAAAAAGCATATCAGAGTCCTAGATTTGTTTTACTAATGAGATAACTACGGACAAGTCCGCTACGTACAATGTCTTCGATTTGGAATTCGACTGTTGCAAACTCATCCATTGTTTCAATGATACGCATGAAATCAATGATGCCATTACGCTCATGAGTTTTGATGAGGTCAGACTGTCTAACATCTCCAGAGAAAATAATCTTTGAGTCTTGACCTACGCGAGTGATAATCGAATCTAATTCATGGAAGTTTAGATTCTGCATCTCGTCAATCAGAATGATGCAGTTGTCTAGAGTAGTGCCACGAATAAACGATGTGCTCCAGAAAGAAATGGTTTCCTGTGCTTTGAGATTATAATAGAGCTTATCAAACTCATCATCATTAGGCATCTCAAACATATACTTTACCATATTCTTATACGGAATTTGATAAAGGGAAGACTTGTCTTCGTGATCGCCTGGCAGGAAACCAATCTCCCTAGTAGCGACCAGTGAGCGGACAATATAAATCTTTTCGTATGGGGTATTCTCATTAAGAACATCTTTCAATGCCAAATACAAAGCGATAAATGTCTTACCTGTGCCTGCACAACCATAGGCAAACATGTTTTTATCCTTAGCATACTCTTCAAAGTATTTTCTTTGGTTGTCAGTAAGAGGCTCAATGTCTGTGAGTAACTCAGCATTGATTGGTTTCTTCCTCTTCATTTGCTTCAGACTCATACCAGGAGGCACGACTGCTCCATTCTTCTTTCTAGATTTTACAGGCATAATTAGATTTTCTCTACAGTAGAACCAGGGACATTTGCTACCCTGTTGATTACTTCTCGCCAACCAGGATTGCGGTTGCCGAGTCTGTTTTGCCAGTCACCGACTTCACCAGGAGATGCACATCCCTCTGACCAGTCGCGCTGCCACTCAGGGTTATCTTTATACCATTGAGTGATGTCATGCACACTCATCTCAATGACTTTCTTTTCACCCGTTTCTTTGTGAATGATTGGATAGATTGCCATATTAACTTTCAATAAACCATGTTGGGATAGTTGCTGGAGATTTCCATCTTGCAAAGGAAACTTTTTCTCCGATGTAATAGTTTCGATATGACTGGATAGAATCACCAGGCACTTTATATATATCTGGCATAGCAGGGGGCGGATCTTGCCATCCATTGTCTTTGAGATTGAATGGTGCTACCCAAAGATAACTAATCAAACTCTCACTACTATGATAGTTTTTGTATCTACGAGTGTATTCTACGCAACAGTGTTGAAACAAATCAAACAACCAACGATAGTGTGACTTGGATTGTCTAACCCATGCAGCAGATGGGTGATTGATGTGACATGCTTTGTATAATATATTTTCTCTTGGAGAAGGAAGCATATAACGTTGCACTGTCTTTCCCTTTGGGGACTTTTCCTTATAAGGAATGCCGTCAAGCACTCGATGAGCAGTGGAGAGAAGTTGAGCATACTCAACAATCATCTTAACCACATGCTTATCACAGTGCTCGGCGGCACAGGTTCTTGGGTCGTAACTCAAGTAGAAGATATTCATAACGAAATTTCTTGGGGAACCGCTCTTCCCCTTATTCTATCACCGTCTACCCATAAACGCAATAGCCCAATGCGGTCAGAGTATTCGATGAGACACTTACCAGATATCTCATCCCACTCGATGAGTTGACAAGATACTGGAGTGCCGTTGAGGTCGCATTCATAATACATATTAGTCTTCTCTCAGTCTAACTCTCCACATTTCCACAACCTGATCGAAGATACCACCAGCGCATGTTTCCATCCATCCAGCAGAATCGGGATGTGGAAATATAACTTTTGCTAATTCTTTTTCGGTATCTACTTCCAAAATGTCACAAGGAATCCACCCTCTATCTACAGAAGCAAGAAATTCATATGGGAATCGCATCTTGCTATTTTTATTGATAGCAAGATTAGTCTTTCCAGATGTTACCTCTTCAAATTGTCTATGCAATTCTGCTATATCTGGTTTATTATTCATATCACCACTCCAATGCTTCTGCTACTGTTGGAAACTGTTGTTTGAATACTTCACGACATTGCTCAGCGATAATCATATGCTCTTTCTGAGTGCCATGTGCTGAGCGTAAATCAATATAATGTATCCATGACCTGCACGAGCCAGTCATATAGATACGAGTTGGCACTGCTAGAGGAAGCACCATGCGAGCACATTCCTTTGCAACTCCATGACTAAGAAGACGTTTGTAAAGACGATTTGCAGATTCAAAATGCTCTTGAATCTCACCTTCTAGTTTAAGTTTTAGATAACCTTCAAGGTCATCCGTAGAATTCTGTCGGTTCTTTTCATCCTGACGACGAAGATCTGGCACAGGAATATGGTCCGTTAGCAGAGAAGTATCTGCATAGCGTTGTGAAAATTCTTGATATGTAAAACTACGGTGACGCAAAATCTGAGCACAGATTGCACGAGTAGTTTCAATCTCAAGAGTCATATGAGCTTGCTCAAACACAGACCAATGATTATGCTTGATGCAATAACGAAGTAGCCCTGCATAGTTTTCATTCTCTTGGTTGCTAGGATTAGACACTCTAGCAACGTACGCCATTGTCTTTTCTGCATCAGGCGTAACAGAAATCAGTTTAACATTAGACATCATTTTCTACACGACGAATTTCACGGATGTTGCTCTTCATATAACGCTTATACTTTTTGATGAGTTTATTAATCTCATCCTGTTTAATGGTAGCAGTGACTGGGAGTTTTAGATTTTCATCAAACCCTTTTGTATTTTCATCTGTATACTCTTCTTGCCACTCTGTTGGAAATTGAGGGAGATTAGAAACTTCTGCTCTGCGCTCTTCAATTTGTTTTAGTCCTTCTTCACTAGGTCCATCAATAAAAGTAGGATCTGGAATATTCATTCCATCCTTTGTTATTCTTTCTTGCGGAATATTTTCAATATGTTCTGATGTCACATCAATAATTTCATCTGACATGTTTTACCTCAACTCATACTAGTTTATCAAAAATTTTTCTCGATGTCAAATCAGCGAGATAGACACAGTAATTGTTACCGTATCACCAGGATTAGCAATCGTAAAGGGTCCAGAATTAAATCTCTCTGCAGCAATTACTTCCCCCGAATCTTTGCCTACAAGATAGTAACCATAGATTTGACCAACAAAAGTTTGGAAAGAAAAGAATAATGGATTTGTAGTTGCAGTGCCTGCATTAATAGACCAATTAGATGCAGTCAAAGTCTTAGCTTCATACCCGCCAACGTCTTGCACCTCCACAAAAGTATCAGAAGCACTAACTAAAGTTGGTGTCGCATTGTTTATATACAACTTAAGAATCAACTCTTCCGTTTGAGTATTAATACCAACAAAGTTTTTTAAAATATTATCATTGCCAGTATTAGTAATTTGAATTGCCACAATTACCTCCTTTTCTTTTCTTCTTTTGGTTTATTACCCCATAGTTTTGGGTTTACTCTTCCTTCAGATTGCTTCCAACCTTTCAGACCTTCTCTATATCTATCCCAGTAGTAATCAAAGATCTCTACTTGTTTGTCTGGGATAACTAAGTCATATGCAATTGCTCCATCGATTTCATAGGTAACTAGGTAAGCATTGTAAGGCAAACTTCTATCGTTTGCTAATTCAGGGTCACAGTTTTGATGGAGAATCTTCATCAACCACGTCCTCCCCATTGAATGTTAGGGAATGTTTCTTGAATCAACGTCTTTGAAATACGAGTGTATTTTTTCTGCAGTGCTTTATCTTTGACCGCACACAATACTTCTGCTTCTTCTGCATGTAGAGTTTCTAGAAGTCCAATGAAGATTTCTTCACGCTTCATGTTGCTAACTGTCAGTCCGCCCTTTACGAAATAAGCAAACTTCTTCTGCTCATTCTCTAGATAGGTATGGTCAAGTCCTTTGGCAGCGGGATTCTTGCGGTAGGGCACGTCTCCATCTGGAAGAAGAGACTGCACACTCTCATCAAAATTCCAAATCAAAAGACTACGAAGAGCTTGAGAATTATACTCTTGAAGTAGTTTGCTCTTCTCTGCTTTGGTCTTTGCGTTGTTTACTTTTTGTAGAATCTCAGAAATTAAAAGTTTCATATCACTTATTATTAAAGGTCAGTGTATTCTTGCGGAAGAAATATTCCTGCATTAAGTCATTGAGTTGATGCTCCTTAAAATATTCTAGGGGCACTTGTTTCTCTTGACTATTTAGTGACAGATATTCATCGACTATTTTCTGCTCCAAGTCACGGGGAATACAAGTAAGGTCAATGAGATTTCTATTTCTCTCATAGTTATCCATCAACTCTTTTGTATTACAGAAAACAGATGGGTCTAGCTTCACCCATTTTTCTAAGTTTTTCTTACTTATAGGTTTCTGTCTCTTACCTACCACAAATGTATCGTCGTCAGATAAGAAATTAGGTATGCCATCTGACTTATCTCCCTTAAGGATATGTTCGAGGATGTATGTCTTGGGGTCGTCATGTTTAATTTCTTTTTTCAAGATGGGATTAAACTGCTTCACAAAAGGATATCGTTGCAGTTGAATGAAATCTTTATCACCAGAGAGAATCAAAACTTCTTCTAACTTTTCCCCTGCTTTGTGTCGCTTGATGTTTACTTTTGCTTGATGCTTAACGAGAGATGAAATAACATCATCTGCTTCAGCACCATATACTTCCACAACTTTATATGGAAAGTAGGTTTTAATCTCATCACGAATCTTATTCAAGACTTCAAAGATAGCATTCCAATCAAGCTCAGATGCTTCTCTATCTTTCTTTCTATTTTGTTTGTAGTATGAGAAAGATTCTTTTCGCCAGTAGTGCTTGCTATCATAAGCAAGCACCATCTCTCCATACTTTGAAGTGTATTGTTTTTCGTAAGAGCGAAGACCAGTGAGGACCATATGCCTTACCAGATTTTCATTCAACACACTCATCTTCAGTTGCATCATCAGATTACTAATCATAATCTGATTCATATCAATTAGAATCATTTAGTCCTCGTCGTCATACTCATCATCATCTTCTACAAATGTGACTCTTAGCAAGTCATCTCTATACATTTCACCATTCTCATCAAACATTTCTGGATGTAGGATGTGCTTGGCATAACCAGCATTCTCATACCACATGTCAAAAATGTCTTTTAGATTCCATACTAATACTCCTCCTAGAATGAATGCACCCACAGTGAGGAAAAAAGCAATGAATAAAAACGGTGCTGTTGCTTCCATGAGTCTACTCCCTTGAATTGATTCTGTCAATCCTCAGAGACTCTCCAATGTAAATTTGAATTGTCTTCGGAGGATACTAAACGTTTTGCTAAAGATGATACCAGATTTCTCTGGTGGACATAAAGACTTCTTCCTCCGAAGCATTAACTCCACACCTTTATTTATTTGTAACTGCTGATTGTTTCTTTTTGTTTTTGCTTCCTGGTTTTCTTCCAGGTCTTTTTTCTTGCTCATATTTTTCAGCATCATCAATAATCTTCATGAGATATTCTTTGTATTTTCTAGCTCGTGGTTTTCCCATCCAACCATAAACTTCTCTCAAATCAGCAACGTCTGGACCACCGAAAAGATATAAATCAAGATGAGAAATTTCATCTCTCATTTGAGAAACTAAAGAGCTACCAAGAAAAGATTTAATTTCTGGTCCCTTTATGTTTTCTCCTTTGAGAAAAGAATAAAAATTCAATTGATACTTCTCAGTAGTAACAGCAGCGTCAATTGCCGTATTAACAATGTTGTAGATTTCGTCGCTGTTTGTTTTCATTTTACTTCTTCGGTGGTTCTACGAGTCCTTTTTCTAGGAAAAGTTTTGCTGTCTCTACTAGACCACCTATTTCTTTTCCATCAATAACTACATGAGGATACCCAGATGCTGTTGGAAATTTCATTCTAAAATCCTCAGAAGAGATGTCTCTATTAATAGAGACTTCTGTATAAGGAACAGATGCTCTCTTGAAAAGTTGTTTAAGAGTTGTGCAATATGAGCATCCAGAATTTGTATACGCTACGACTTCCATTAGATTCCCCTCATAATAATCTGTATGTTTTGTTGTTTTGATTCTAGCGCAGCAACCAAGTATTTGCAAGCTTGGGCTGGTGCTGTATGGTCGCCACAAGTAAAGATGTCTACGGCAGCATAACCTTTCTCAGGCCATGTGTGAATACTAATGTGACTTTCTGATAGTAGACAAACAGCAGTGATTCCCTGTGGCGTGAATTCGTATTTAACTTCTTCAATCAGTGTTGCGTTAGCGTGTTCTACTGCTTGCCTAAGGGAAGTGCTAATGAATTCAGAATCATTCAAAAGGTCTACATTACATTCACATAACTCTGCGATGTGATGCACACCAAGCACTTCTTTAACCATCAATGTATCTCCAATGTCGTTGTGTATTTATCCTAATAAAAAAAGGGGGATTGCTCCCCCCAGTGTATCAGGTTTTACCCTAGATGTCAACCGATTGCAGGTGCGGTGAGAGCAACAGGAGTTGCACTAGCAGCAGCAAGGTCCAGAGGAAAATTGTGAGCATTCCTTTCATGCATCACCTCCATCCCAAGACCACCACGATTAAGGATGTCCGCCCAAGTGTTAATCACATGACCCTGACTATCCTGAATGGATTGGTTAAAGTTGAATCCGTTGAGGTTGAACGCCATTGTTGATACGCCAAGGGCAGTAAACCAGATACCGACAACAGGCCAAGCAGCAAGGAAGAAGTGTAGCGAACGAGAGTTATTGAACGATGCATACTGGAAGATCAGACGACCGAAGTAACCATGAGCAGCTACAATGTTGTAGGTCTCTTCTTCTTGTCCGAACTTGTAACCATAGTTTTGGGACTCAGTTTCTGTCGTCTCACGGACGAGAGAAGAGGTGACAAGAGATCCATGCATAGCAGAGAAAAGAGAACCACCGAAGACACCAGCAACTCCCAGCATGTGGAAAGGATGCATGAGAATGTTGTGTTCTGCCTGGAAAACAAGCATGTAGTTGAAAGTTCCCGAAATCCCCAGAGGCATCGCATCAGAGAAGGATCCTTGACCGAAGGGATAGACCAAAAACACTGCGCTAGCAGCAGCAACGGGTGCGCTGTAGGCAACACAAATCCAAGGACGCATACCAAGTCGGTAAGAAAGTTCCCATTCGCGTCCCATGTAGGCATAGATACCGATTAGAAAATGGAAGACGACCAGTTGAAATGGTCCACCATTATATAGCCATTCGTCAAGTGAGTTAGCTTCCCAGATGGGATAGAAATGGAGACCGATAGCGTTAGACGAAGGAACAACAGCACCAGAAATGATGTTGTTACCATACATGAGTGAACCAGCAACAGGCTCACGGATGCCGTCAATATCGACGGGAGGTGCAGCGACGAAAGCAACGATGAAGCAGATTGCTGCAGCGAGAAGGGTTGGAATCATTAATGTTCCAAACCAGCCAACATAAAGACGGTTGTTGGTGCTGGTAACCCACTCACAGAATTGCTCCCAAGTGTTGCTACCACGCTGATTAGCGATGGATGCAGTCATTTTTTAATACTCCGAGTAATTGGGGGATATGTATTATTAAGGAATGTGTCGATTCCTTAACATTTATTTATAGTAGCACGGTTTCCACCACCTGTCAAGCCCCCCTGCCACCCGATTTATAAATAACATAAATAGAAACCTTTTTGCGTTCGTGTAATGGCAAACCGCTTCCCTTTGATTGTCAATCCAGACACTAAAGAAATTCAAGAATTAAAGTTAAATGATAACTTAGACCTAACTGGCAATGGAATATATGCTAATGGAAGTCTAGGATCTAATGGACAAGTTTTAACAAGTAATGGATCCACTGTAGAATGGAGAATAGAAACAGATAATTTATTCACTGCATCCCCAGCAGGCTCGATTACAGAAACAAATAAAACAAATTGGGATACTGCATACAGTTGGGGAGATCATGCTTCAGTTGGATACCTAACTTCTTATACCGAAACTGATCCTGTATTTTCAGCATCCGAAGCAGCTTCTATTACTTCAACAGATACTTCTAATTGGGATACTGCATACAGTTGGGGTAATCATGCTTCAGCTGGATACCTAACTTCTTATACCTATACAGAAACTGATCCAGTCTTTAGTGCATCCCCAGCAGGCTCGATTACAGAAACAAATAAAACAAATTGGAATACAGCATACGGATGGGGCAATCATGCTTCTGTTGGATACTTAACTTCTTATACAGAAACTGATCCAGTCTTTAGTGCATCCCCAGCAGGATCGATTACAGAAACAAATAAAACAAATTGGAATACAGCATACGGATGGGGTAATCATAGTACTCAGGGTTATCTCAAATCTGGAGACCCTATTAATCTCATAAAAGTTACTGAAACGGTAGTAAATAATTTCAGTACTTCACTTACTCCTGCATCTGGCACTTTAACAATAGATGCTTCCCTAGGAACTGTTGTTCTTGGAAACTTAAGTGCTTCTGTAACTACTTGGGCGTTTACTAACGTCTCTACTGCCAACAGCAAAGCAACTACTATCACAGTAATCATCGATGGTGATACAACAGAAACTTATGGTGATGCTTGTAGTGTAAATGGTTCTGCTGTTACTGGTGGTATTAGATGGTCTGGTGGTTCGGCACCTACACCAACAGTCAACTTTGATATCATATCATTTACAATTATAAAAGATAGTGCTGGCACTATTAATGTATTTGGTTCTGACAATACAAACTTTAGTTGAGGTTAGATAAATGAGTCCATTAGCATTTGGTTTGGGAAGTAATAGAGCATTTGGTATAGCAAAACCTACACTTAAAATATATGATGAAGTAGCAGGAGCAATAGCATCATATAGTAACTTATCCACATCAGCTTCATTTACAAAATTTAATACACGTGCTTCTATAAAATTACCAAATACACAAACTCCAAATCCATTCATATCATGTGCAAATGTTAGTCAATCTAATGTTTTAACTATAGAAATGTGGAAATATATTAACGTTCCTGCAACTAATGATACAATATTTGAAATCAAATATTTAAATGACAATTATACTTATTTAAGTTATGACGGAACTATCTACACATTTACTTCACTAGGTGCTACTTCAACAGGCACCCGTAATTGGCCAAATACAGTCGATACTTGGAGACATTATGTAATGGTATTACAAAATAGTCCCGTTAAAGTAATAGGTGCATTAGATGGAAATAGAGGATCTATTATCAATAAATCAACTGAGTTTTCCACAGATACTACAAGTCTAAATCTTAGATTTATTAGTTCGGCTGGTTCGCAGATACTATCTACAGGTTTTGTAGATGAAATAAGAATAAGTGGTGGAGATAGATACAATTTAATAAATAATACAACTTATACAGTTCCAACTGCTGCTTTTACTGTAGATGCATATACTAAACATCTGTTTAGAGTCAAGTCTATTTAATAAAAAAGGGGGTCGAAAGACCCCCTTTAAAGTATCACCAAATGCCAGGAATAATCTGACCAGTGGTTGCATATGTGCCAACAGCAATGACGAAACCAAGCATTGCCAGACGGGAGTTGAGGATTTCAGCCTCAGGGGTAAAACCGAATTTCATAATTGAACTCCTAGTAACGATACAGTTTTGAAATGAGATAGGGAGAGCGAAGAGTTTCTACAAAAGATAATATAGAAAGTTTTTCTTTTTCTTCTAGGGATAGAGAACCCCAGCGGATCTCCGCTAACAAATATTTAAGCATTATATGGATGTTTTTGTTTCAACTCAGGGTTTAATTGTGAAGGAACAACTGGGTTCCTTGATTTGTTTTTGATTACGATGAAAGCGTCATTCTGGTAGCTGACAGTTCCAAATGGTTTTGCCCATTTTGGATTTGCGTTTGGGCTTGTAGCAGTTCCTGTG